ATTTGATAACACAGATACACTGCGTGGTATTGAATATACACTGCACGAAGGCAACGAAACTAATTCAAGAGGTGCAGTTGCACCTTTTAACGCCACAGACAGTTATCTACACATAAGATGGGAAACAGCAGCATCACCTACAAACACACAAGTTGAAGGTGGTGTAATCAATTGGAACGGCTCAGGATCAACACTGCCAAGTCTTACAAAAACTAATCAAATAGAAGTAGAAGCAACAAACACTACTGGTGCACTTGGTGCTGCCGCAGGTGCAGCAGATGGAGAAGCATATGTTTGGAAAGAAACTGCTACAGCCTCAAACTATGATCTTTGGAAATTTACACTTAGTGGCACAACAATCACTGAAAGTTATGAAAAAACATTCAGTCATACTATCAACTTTAGTGGCAACCCAGAATTAGGCAATGTTACTGCAAAAGACAGCAACGATAACTTTTTTATAGCAAGTATTGATAGAAACACAGCAAATGGTTATCCTGCTGTAAGGGTAATTGTCAATCCAGACAGTTTGACATAAGGAGAATAATATGGCTTGGCCCAGTGGAACAAAAGCAGCAACAACAAATGTAGACGCAGGCACTGATCAACCTAAACTTGCTCGTGCTGATATCAAACAAAACATTGACAATGTAAACAGCATTATTGATGAATTGAATATTGCTTCTCCTTCAGATGGCGACCTTATGCAATATTCAAGTTCAAGTGAAAGATGGGAACCTGTTGCAAGTTCAAGTGTTGGTGGTTCAACTACTGAAATTGCATTTGCTAGAATTATTAATAGTGTGGGTGAAAATGTTAGTGGTAATATTTACAGAAGATATGTTGCACTATATGAAGATGTAGATTGGATAACACAAACTGGAGCAATGTCAACAGGTATTGCATCTCGTGGTGGTAACGGCAGTTCTTTTTCACAAATGACATTAGATGCAGGAACTTATGTATTTCAAATAATGACTACTTCAAATGCAGCAAATGATGGCGAAACAACCCATCTTATCTATAATGAAACTGACAGTGAAAATATTAACACAAGTTTTGGTGGTTATAATGAAATAGGCTCTACAACAGATGGAACATATCAAGGAACTGTCCGTTTTACATTGGCGGCACAAAAAACAATAAGTGTTAGAATAGAACAAATTGATACAACAAAGAGAGATGTATTCTTTGATTTTAACATTTACAAAACAGCATAAACAAAATTATGATAAAGGAGAACAGCCATGTCGGCCTCAAATTACTTAGAAGATAAACTTTTAGATCACGCACTAAAAGGAACAGCATATACACAGCCAGATAATATCTATTTGGCACTTTTTACAACAGATCCAACAGACGCAGGAACTGGCACAGAAGTAAGTGGTACCAACTATGCAAGAGTTGATATTAGTTCAAGTTTTGCAGCAAGTTCAAGTGGTACAAAAACTACCAACGCAGACATCACATTTGCAGCAGCAGGTTCAGGTGGGTTTGGAACAGTGACACACCTAGGAATTTACGATGCAAGCACAGAGGGAAATCTAATTTTTCATGGATCTCTCTCCGCATCTAAAGAAGTTTCCGAGGGCGATATTTTTCAGATAACTTCAGGAAATCTTTCTATTAGCCTAGACTAATAAAAGGTGAAGTTGTGTGGCTGATCAACTCTATTATGATAATGACTATGCAACACTAGGTTATGTCGTTCGCATCTTAGATGCTGCAACTGACCTAGTGTATGTTGATGACGGTTATGTAGAAGATGGTTATTTCTTAGAACCACCTACTGCAAACTTTTCTACGACAGCAATACCACATCGCATATTATCATTACCTGATCGTGTTTGGACTTGGGACGAACAAGTATCAAGTTGGGATGATTGGTTAGGTGATACTTGGGATGGTCGTGGCGGCCAAGGCATAGATGTAATCACAAGTATGGTTGCAGAAGGCGGCGTGCCAGTAACTGGTGCATCTGCAATTTCAAGCACCACAACTGTAAGTTCAAGTGCATCAGTAGTAAAACGCAGCACATCTGCAATCAGCAGTCAATCAACTGTTAGTGCAACAGCAGTTCTAAGAGATCTAGAACAAGGCATTGCAAACATATCAAGCAGTTTTACCACTTCAGCAGCCGCAAGACTGCAAATAAAAAGTGCCACTAGTTCAATATCTAGTGAATTTAGTATTACAGCACAAGGCTTTCCTTTTGACAAAGCCAACAGTGACATCAATGCAGAGTTTACTGTTAGTGCAACCGCAACAAAATCATTTACTGGGCAATCTTCAATCAGTGCAGAAACCACTGTAAGTGCCGCACCAATAATTAAATTAATTGCTGCAAGTGAAATTGACAGCACAACCACTGTAAGTGCCACACCTAGAATTCGTGCAACTGGTTCAAGTGAAATTGACAGCACAGCCACTCTAAGTGCAACAGCAGTTCTAAGAGATCTTGAACAAGCCACAAGTGTGATAGACAGCACTGTTACTGTTAGTTCAACTCCAACAATTATAAGAACAGTAACAAGTTCTCCAAGTGCTGAAGTAACTGTTTCAAGTTCAGGCAGGACCAAACTGTCAGGTGTATCACAAATTGACAGTTCTTTCAATGTTGTTGTTGCTGCTGGCGAATTGCACAAAGGTGAATCAGATATCCAAAGCACTGCCACAGTTGAAGCAGTTGGATTTAGAATTAAAAGTTTTGCAAGTTCAATTAGTTCATCGTTTACAGTTGGCCCAGCAGTTGGAAGTGCAAAAGGACAAGTACCGCCAGAAAGAACTCTAATAGTCAATTCAGAGACAAGAATTGTTAAAATGCTGCAAGAAACGGCTATTTTAACACCTAAATCTGAGACACGAATAAATACTGCACTAGCAGAGACAAGGGCTATTGAAGTTCCTTCAGAAACTAGAATAGACAAAATCAAACTTAGGAGTAACTGATGGCCACTTTGACAGGTTTTTACAAAGATAATGAAGGTTCAATAATTGACAAAGACACAGAAGCCGCACTGGTCTATAAAATAGATTGGAGTGATTGGCTTTTAGGTGATGATACAATTTCAAGCAGTTCTTGGACTTTAGAAACAATTTCAGGGGACTCAGATCCTCTTACTACAGCAGGCAACACAACAGGCGAACAATTAACAGATATTACTCTTCAAGGCGGAACTTCAGGCAACATATACAAAGTTTATAACACTATCACTACTGCAAGTGGAGTTACTGACCGTAGATACTTCCGTGTTAAAGTAGTGGATAGATCACTATAAGGAAAACACGATGGAAGAAGAATTACCCAAAAAGAGGGGGCGTGTAAGAGTAAAGGACATAGACAAAAAACAAGTCTATGAACTTGCTTGTTTACAATGCACACTTCGTGAAATAGCAGCCGTGGTTGGAATTGACCAAGAAACTATTCGCAAACATTTCAGTGACATTATTGAAAAGGGCAGAGAAACAGGCAAGAAAAGCCTGCGTAGAGCCCAGTGGGAAAAAGCACTAAGTGGCAGTGACAGATTGTTGGTGTTCTTAGGCAAAAATTACCTTGGACAACAGGACGCACCTGATAATGGTGAAGACACACAGCCTTTACCGTGGGACGAGGACTAATGAGTTATAACATTGAATTCGTAGTGGAGAACATGTAAGTGCCATTAACCGTGCCACAAAAGACTGTCGCAGAAGATAAAAGCCGTTTTAAGGTTCTTATCACTGGCCGTCGTTTTGGCAAAACACATCTCTGCATAAGAGAATTGTGTAAAAGTGCAGCAAAAAATCCTGGTTCAATAAATTGGGCTGTTGGACCTAGTTACAGAATGATGAAGCAGATTATGTGGATTCAATTAGTAAACAAACTTGCAAACCTCAGATGGATTGCATCAAAGAATGAGGCGGAGTTAACACTTCGTTTAAAGAATGGCAGTATCATTGCACTTAAAGGTGCAGATTCGCCAGATTCATTGAGAGGCGTTGGCCTTGATTTTCTCGTTATAGATGAATTTCAAGATGTTCCAGCACAAGCATGGACAGAGGTATTGCGCCCCACTCTGTCAGACAAAAAAGGAAGAGCCTTGTTTTGTGGCACACCAAAGGGTGTTGGCTCTTGGAGTCATAGACTTTTTACACAAGCAATACACGAAGGGGATTGGAATGCATGGCAGTTCACAACGATTGACGGTGGCAATGTTGATGAGGCTGAGATTGAAGCAGCACGCCGTGATTTAGACGAAAGAACTTTCCAAGCAGAATACTTGGCAACTTTCAATACCTATTCAGGAGTGGTCTATACAAGTTTTGATTATAAAGAAAATGTAAGACCATGCGAAAATCCTCACACAAGTGTAATTCATGTAGGAATGGACCATAACTTAAATCCAATGAGTGCTGCAATAGCACAAGTGATAGGTAATCAAGTTCATATATTTGACGAAATCAGTATGATGGGTTCAAACACAGATGAAATGGTTGCTGAATTAAAAGCAAGATATCCACATGCAAAAATAGTGGTATATCCAGACCCTGCTTCAAGACAGAAAAAATCTTCAGCAGGTGGTAGAACTGATTTTAGCATTCTACAAAACGCAGGATTTGAAGTTAAAGCCAGAGCCGCACATACTGCGGTAAGAGATAGAGTAAATGCAGTTAACTCCAAGTTAAAAAATGCAAGTGGATTAAGAACTTTATTCATAGATCCAAAATGTAAAAAGACAATAGAAAGTATACAACGATTGACCTACAAAGAGGGAACCAATCAAATAGACAAAGAGCATGGTTTAGATCACCAAGCAGACGCAGTTGGTTATTTGATTGATTTCTTATTCCCAATCAAGAGAGAATACAACATAGAAGAACCTGCCAGATGGACATTTGGTGGTGCAAAAAGGTGGTAATATATGGCTAGTAAATTAGAAGAACTAAGGGATGCACATCCAAAATGGAAACAAAATATTGATAGATGGACTTTTTTATGGTCCTCTTATGCAGGTGGAGAACACTACAGAAACGGCGATTACCTTGCCGCATACATGTTAGAAACCAAAGAAGAATATGAAGAAAGATTAGACAATACTGCACTAGACAATCATGTGCGAAGTGTTGTTGCAATTATAAACTCTTTTCTCTTTCGCCAACCACCTAAAAGAGAGTTAGGGTCAATTGCAAACGATCCAGGCATGGTTTCTTTTATGAAAGATAGTGATTTAGATGGTAGAAGTTTTGATGCAGTGATGCGTGATATTTCTACCTATTCAAGTATCTATGGACACTGTTTAGTGGTCATGGACAAACCAAGTTCTAATGCTTTTACAAGAGCAGAAGAATTAGAGCAGGGCGTGAGGCCGTATATTTCCATCTACACACCTGAAAATGTGTTAGATTGGAAATATACGAGGGCATCTAATGGTGCTTATTACATGAGTTATGTCAAACTCTACGAGGGCATTGTAGACGGCGTAAGCACCTTTAGAACCTATACACCAACTGAAATAATAATTGAAAGTGTAGACGAAGACGAAGTAATTGATACTATGATTATGCCTAATGAACTAGGTAAAGTTCCTGCGGTTACAGTGTACAGTATCAAAGGACCTGAAAGAGGAATTGGTATTTCAGATGTTGCTGATGTTGCAGATATGCAAAGATCAATCTACAATGAACTGTCAGAACTAGAACAAAATATTAGACTGTCAGGGCATCCTTCATTGGTCAAACACGGATCAACACAAGCCGCAGCAGGGGCAGGCAGCATTGTGCAAATACCAGAAGATCCAGGCCCAGACTATGTGCGTCCTTATTTGTTACAACCAAGTGGCACAAGCATTGAAAGTATTCTAGCAAGCATCAACAACAAAATTGTTGCAATTGACAGAATGAGTCACATGGGTGGTATTCGTAGTATTGAAAGCAGACGCCTTTCAGGTGTGGCACTTGCTACAGAGTTCCAACTTTTAAATGCAAGACTTGCTGAAAAAGCAGACAACCTAGAACACGCAGAAGAACAAATTTGGACACTTTATGCAATGTGGCAAGATCTAATGTTTGATGGCGATATCAAATATCCAGACAGTTTTAATATTCAAGACAAGTACAATGACATGAACATGTTGAAACTTGCCAAGGACGCAGGCATTGAAGATCCTATACTTCGTGCAGAAGTTGAAGATCAAATGTTGAAAATACTTGTTTCAGAAGAAAAGTATGAAGAACTAAAATCACAACCACAAAAAGATCTATTAGTGCATACTCCTGTTACAAATCCAACAGATCTAGTACAGCATCTAAGAGATATGGTTGCAGTTGGTTATAATAATGATGAAATATTATCATTGCATCCAGAATTAGCAAGTCTATTTGCTGGAGGTGCAAATGAAGGACAGTGATTTCTTAGAAGAATTAAATTATATTTTTGCACCCACAGACAATCACAAAGAAATTGTCAAACACATGCAAGAATATATTCATAATGTAGATATTTGGATGCGCAAAGGATTTGATACAAGAGCATTGGCAGCAAGAAAAAACCTAATTGCATTGCACAAATTGTCCAAAAGCCGTCGTGCAGAAATCCAAAACGAAAGAAACGAGTCCGCATCTAGACCATAAGGAATTGTTATGAGTAGTAGTTTACAAGATCATGAAGAAATATGTGCTCAAAGATATGAAGAGATTGATAGGCGTATGACATCAGTTGAAGAAAAGATTGACAAACTAGGCGAAAAAATTGACGCCAACTTTAAAACACTAACATTTATGATCATAGGTGCTATGGCAGGTGTTGGAACATTAGTTGGTGTTATAGTAGCACTCTTAGGAGTGATGTAAAAAAGGAGGGCTATTTCAATGGCTATGAAAAAGAAAAAAACTAAAAAAAGAGGCGGTCGCAAGACAAAAAGTCGTGGAGGACGCCGTTAATTAGTGGTTTTTTAAACTTTTAGATAAATATTTGTCTGAAAGTTACTCATTATGAGGGAATGGGATACTTCTACCTAACAGGAGGATACGATGAACGAAGAAGTTCAAAACACTGAACAGGTTACTGGACAACCTACTGCTGATACTAATGACTTCACAGCAGAAAGCCAGGAAGTGAAAGGGTTCACCCAAGACGAGGTTGACCGTATTGTTAAGGATAGACTTGATCGTGAGAGAAAGAAAGTCCAAAAACAGTATGAAGGTGTAGATCTTAACAAGTATCGTGAACTTATGGATGCAGAAGAACAAACACGCCAAGAGCAACAAAAAGCCCGTGGCGAATTTGAAAAAGTTTTATCTGAAACCGTAAGTAAAAAAGATTCTGCAATCAAACAACTTCAATCAGAACTTCAATCTATTAAGGTTGATGGATCATTGTTGAACGCAGCAAGTTCTAACAAAGCAATTAACCCACAGCAAGTGGTATCACTGCTACAAGGTCAAGTAAGACTTAATGAAGTGGGAGATGTTGAAGTGTTAGACGCAGAAGGCAATGTAAGATACACGGATTCAGGTGTTGCTATGAAACCTGAGGAATTAGTCAAAGAATTTATTGACAGCAATCCTCACTTTAAAGCAGCAGGGCCTAATGGTAGTGGACCACAGTCTAGTATTGCACAAACTGCAAAGCCAGGTGCATTAGATATTTCACAGTTGAATATGAACAATCCTGAACACAGGAAATTATATCAACAGCACATGAAGTCAAAAGGTATTAGAATTTAAAGGAGAAATATACCATGGCAGAAACAACCAGCACAACTTTAGCCGCCCTGTTTAGTGATGTTCAGCAAGCAGCAATGTTTACTATGCAGGAAAGAGGATTTATGCGTCCTCTCGTAAGAAACTTCAACCTAGTAGGTCAACCAGGTAAGCAAGCAAAAGTAGGTATCTACCCAACTGTTGCTACTTCAAGCCTAGTTTCAGGTGAAGGCACAGATGCAACTAATGTTGCAATCACAGCAACTGAAAAGACTTTTGATGCAGACGAAATTGCAGCATTGGTCACTCTAACTGACACTGCTCGTGATTCAGCAGACGACGACACAGCAGCAAGCATTGGTCGTATTCTTGGCGAAACTATGGCTAAGAAAGTAGACGAAGACATCTCAGCATTGTTTGACGACTTCACAACTGAAGTTGGTGGCGGAGCAACTCCTCCAGAACTAACTGCTGATCTTATCTTCCAAGCAGTAGCAAACCTTCGTGCATCTTCAATTATGGGTCCATATGTAGGTGTGTTCCACCCAAATCAAGTTTACAACTTGAAGAAGCAGTTAACTAATGCTGGTGCAGCACAGATCAGTCACGCACTAAGTGACTTAGGTAACCAAGCACTTTCTGAAGGCTTCATTGGTCGTATCGCAGGCGTTGACATCTATGAATCAGCAGTAGTAACTGGTGACTCAACTGGTTCTTACAACGGTGTTGTAATGCACCCAGAAGCAATCGCATATGCATTGAAGAAAGACATCACACTAGAAACTCAAAGAGATGCATCACTTCGTGCAACAGAAATCGTTGGTTCAATGACATACGCAGTAGGCGTTCTACAGCCAACATACGGTGTTCGTGTTAACACTGAGGCAGTTATTGACTAATTGATACTGTCAATTAACTTTACAGAAAAGGGCTCTTTTAGGGCCCTTTTCTTTTATCTAGGTAAATATATTACACGAGGCAGGACCTTGTAATATATTCCCTAATGCAGGACATAAGGAGGACTCATGGCAGTCTTTGCAACAATAAACGATGTATTGGAATACGAATCTGATATACTAGATTACGGTATTCCTAATTTTGATGATGCTTTAACCAAAGCACAGGCTGATGTAGAAAGATACCTAAGAATACATTGGTTTCCTACACAGCAAATTGGTAAATTTGATATTACCATTTTAGGTTACAACGGCGAAATGAATGCCGACCTATTAACTCCAAGTCAATTAACAAGAGCAACAGTGTTTGCAGCACTTGCCTACTACATCTATCCCCGTCTTAGCAAATTTGAACCTGAACTAGATGTGTTCCAGGTCAAGTTGGATTATTACAAGAGCAGATTTACAGAAGAAATAGATCTTGTGATTAGAGATGGTGTTGAATATGATATAGACGAAGATGGCACTATCACTAACACAGAAAAGGAACCTGCCTACTTTTTAAGATTAAAAAGATGAGGTAGGAAATGAGTTTACGAGAAGATTTTATTGTCAACATCATTGATGTCCTCAAGGACATGAGTGACCCTCAACCTATTTTGGTCACAAGAGAACCATTTGATGTTGAAAAATTAGCAATCACACAATTTCCAGCATTACTAATCACAACAGGTAACGAAGACCGTGAAGATTATTCCATGGGTGTAAGACGCCAAGGTGTAATCACTTATACCATCAGAGGTTTTGTTAGAGGTGGTGAACTAGATCGCAAGAAAAACAATCTCATAGAGAGAATAGAAGAAACACTTGATCTAGATCGCACTAGAGGAACTAACAATCCAGGAATCAAGACAATGGTAACTAACATTGAAGTGGTAGACCGTTTGGCACCACTTGGTGAAATAGTTGTTACGGTAGAAGTTAGATACCTATACACTAAGGGGACAAACTAATGAAAACACTTATGAGTAAAGACGGACAGACACACTGGGTTAAACCTCGTTTTGTCCAAAATAATTTAGATCGTGGATGGTCAATTGTTGACGATGCAAAATCTAAAAAATCTAAGGCAGTAATAAAAGCAACTGCTGAAGTAACAGAGGATTGGGATCCAAACCAGGAAGAATGGGCAGACAGTGCAGAATCCGTAATCCAAAAGCCAATTTCAAATGAAGGAGAAGACTAATGGCCGTATATGAAGGATCCGCAGGATCAGTAAAAATACAATCAGGTGAAGATGCTTTAACACCAATCGCAAGTGTGCGCAGTTGGAGTATGGACATCACTAGAGACACCGTTGAATCAACAAGCATGAGTTCAAGTGGTGTTAGAACTTACCTAAAGGGTTTACAATCCTATTCAGGTTCAATGGACATCGTTTATGATGACACAGAAGATGCTATTGTGTCAGCCGCAATGAATCCAGACACAGATGATCCAGTAACAGTAGAACTATATCCAGATAATTCAGTAACTGCAACTAAATTTGCTGGTTCAGTAATTATTACTGGTTACAGTGTAACAGCAAGTTATGATGGACTAGTTGAAGCAAGTGTAAGTTTCCAAGGCACTGGCGCACTAACATCAGAATCTATCTAAGGAATTAATGTGGCTATTTCAGGACTAGACAAATTTAACAAAGAACTTGCAAAAATCATTGAGAAAACAAAAAATGAATTGCAAGATACTGTTAAAACTGAAATAGCCACAAGAACTCCTATTGACAGTGGTAGGGCTAGAAGAGGTTGGTCTAAACGATCTAGTGGCAAGGATCGTATTGTGAAAAACACTGTACCTTATATTGAAAGATTAGAAGGTGGTTATTCACGCCAGGCTCCAAATGGATTTACCAAACAAGCAGTAAAAGCAACTATGAACAAAAGGACAAAATAAATGACAAATACCCCAAAAAAAATTAATGTTTTAAAAAATGCAACCTCGCATTACCAATCACAAATTGCTGGTGATATGCAGAGTTTCCATGTAGATGAATGGGACTGTGATATTCACTTTAGATCTACAACTACACTTGCACAAGAAGCAGAAGTAGTTGAATTAACAAGAGCAAACAAAACAATTGAAGCACTTGTTCAAAGTATCATTAATAAAGCAAGACATGAAGATGGTAGTATGATGTTTACAAAACATGACAAGGCTGCATTAATGAATGAAGTAGATCCCAGTGTGGTTTTAAAAGTAGCAAATAAGATCAACGGTGGTGCATTGCCAAGTACAGGTGAACTTGAAAAAAACTAAAGGAAGATCTAGATCTCCGTTTTACTATGAGATTGGCGAGAGATTTAGGTCTAACATTAGAACAAGCATTGCAAATGTCTACTCTTGAATTAAGAATGTGGGCTGTTTTCTATAATTTAGAAAACAAGGACAGGGAAAAGAGGAGAAAACATGGCAACGGCCGCAGAAATCGTCGTTAAGGTTATTGACAGCACATCACAAGGTGTAAGAAGTGCAAATCAAAATCTTAACAAATTAGAAAAGCAATCAGGTACTACAGCCGTAGGAATAAAAAACCTAAATGCTAGATTGGTTGGTATTGGTGCTAGTTTAGCCAGTGGCGGTGCTGTTTTATTAGGTTTAGGGAATTATCTTGATGTACTTCAAAACCTAGAAAACAGACTCAAAGTTACTGGTGTTGGACAAGAAGAACTCAATGATGTTTTTAATAGACTTAGTGAAGTTGCTAATGAAGCAAGAGCCCCTCTTGGCGAAACCATTGAACTATATTCAAGACTAGCCCTTGCAAGTGAAAGTGTTGGTTTAAGCCAAAAAGAAGTTATTACTGTAACAGAAAACTTTTCTAAAATATTGGCCATTGGTGGTGCAACTACAGCAGAAGCACAAGGTGCAATGATTCAATTTTCTCAAGCATTAGCAAGTGGTAAAGTGCAAATGCAAGAATTAAATCCTTTGTTAGATAGTGCTCCAATTTTTATTCAACAATTAGAAAAACAATTAGGTTTAACTAGAGCAGAATTAAGAGAATTTGTAAGTAAAGGATTAATAACTTCTGAAATTGCGGCTAGAGCCTTAATTCAAGCAACAGAAGATCTAGATGCACAATTTGGACAAACTCAACAAACAATTGGTCAAGCATCAACAAAATTAAGCAATTCATTCTTGCTGATGATCAAAGAGTTTGATGATGTCATAGGTGCAAGTGATTTATTTGCATCAGCAATCAACTTGGCTGCTGAAAATGTTGAAGCCTTTAGTGTTGCATCTGGTACAATTGCCGCAGGGGCGATTGCTGCCCTTGCTGTTGCATTTGGTGTTATATCTCTGCCATTAGCAGCCATAATAACTGCTGTTG